TCTTCGCTGTAGCTTAATTTTAGTCTACTGATGACATCATCAATCTTGATTAAATCTTCTGTTGATAATTGACTTAATACATCTTCTAATTTCTCAACATTTTTTTCGAATATTTTTTCCGATAATTTCTCCATTTCTTCATGTGTTGTATACTTAAAACTTTTCGATAATACGAATTTTGAAACGCCTTCTTCTTTTTCGTTTGCATATCCTAAGGCTGTCGTAAAACGTGCGTCTTTTAGTCTGTCAAACATGCTTTCATCAACTATTCCTAATTCTCTAGCTTCTTTTTTATTTATTATCGCTGAGTATGTCCCGCTTCCATAATATCCTGTGCCCGAAAAATATGCGCCGCGCTTTAAATCTTCAACATATTTCATTGCGGGTAATCCTCTATATCCGTAAAAGTCGCTTTCTTTAATCAATTCATTTAATTTTTCAGTATTAACGACATTCGGCTTGCCATCATAACCTAATTTTTCAAACAATGCTTTATTGACTAGATTTTCTCTGCCGCCACCATAAAAAAAGTTAGGTCTATTTAGATTCTTTAATAATTCTTCATAATTATCTAATTCATCAATCGATATTTTCCTAGGTTGCACTTCGGGTAATGGCAATGCTTGCGGCGGCATCTGAACAACAGGCGCATAATCGTAACCTATAGCGCATCTGCAATTAATAACTTCACTTGCAGGAAGTGCGAAATCTCCAGGCTGTTGACCGTAAAATCCACCGACATTAAACATTGCATCTAGTGCAATAGGTGGGTGATTAGCCATTGCCAGATGACTTTCTCTTGTGCTGTCATCAAACGTAGGAATCCATATTTTATTTAACTTCGATGTCGTTTGTTTCGCTCCTGCTATGCTCCCATAGTTTGACGCCGATACGACTTCAGTACGTGCGATTGTCTTGCTTCTGTTAGGAATGATCTGATCAAGATACAATTCATCAATCATCATTTCAGTTTCGGATATGCTTTTACCTTCCTGAATCGCTTTTGCTACAATTCGTTTTATATCTTTCTTTGTTGTTTCTGAGATCATAACGACTTTATCCGCTGTCACATCATCAATATAATTTTGAATATCTTCTGTTAATAGGCTGAATTTATTATTCGCTTTGATTTCGGGCGCTTTTGATTGAATATCATTAAATGTGCGTGTTCCAAAGTCTTTGATCACGTCTTTATAGATGTTTTTAAGCATCTTATGCCACTTATCATAATCCGCATCAATGATTTCAAATATTTCATTTGTGAGATTGTCATCATTAAAATTTTTCTTTTCAATTTTCTTTCGCTGTTCTTCGAATGATCTTGCAATCTGCTTTTCTACTTCAACATAAAATGGATTTCGGGTTCGCTCAAATTGCTTAAAGAGTTTTTTTTTGCGTTTAAGTCTTTTTGTTCTGTTTCTGATTGTGTTGTTGGCATCATGCCGCTTAATTCGTTGAAAAATACATCTCCGCCGATGACATCTTCATAATCAAGCGCAAACCTTGCTTCATTACGTTTAATCAATCCATTCTTCCATAGATCAACTGTTCTTTTTGTCAATGCGTCTTGACTCTCTTTTAATGCTGTTACTGTTGATAGATCATAAGTTAAATAAAGATTATCCGCATATCTCGAAACCAAGTCGCTGTTTAATTTGTCTTTAATATGCTCCAAATATCTCGGGATGATCGTATTTTCCCAAAATGATTTGACTGCTTCGCCGAAGTTAGAATATGTTTGTGCTTCGGGGTCGCCAACTAATTGAGAAGGAACGCCGAAAGCCGAGCAAATTTCTACTCGGTTCAATCTTCTTTGATTAAGGAAATCCATATCAACTGAACTCATGCCGATGGATTGATATGTTGCTCTATCTGCATTAAGGACCAACGGCAAGCGTGCATTTGTTCCGCCGCCGTATCTCTTGCGCCACTCATCTCTTAAATTGTCGATTAACTCGGGAGAAGGATTCTGTATTGTAAATATTCCTGCGGGAACTCCACTATTCTGTAATGTTGACTTGTTCCAATTGACTGCTTCGTTTTCTGTGTCAATTGTTCTGCTTAATGCTCTAATCGGGCTTAATCCTTCATAAATTTCAAGCGGGTCATTGAACTTGCTCCATAGCACTTCTTCACGTGTATAAAAAATAGGTTTGTACATGTCATATTGATAACCACTTACAAATTGTTCTTTGCTCGGTATCGGCTTCATGTAGTGTGGATATAGCGGCACCATTTGAGTAGGCATTGCAGGATTGATATATTCGGCATAAAATTTTCCTTCAATCGCCAAATATGTCGCCCATAGATCAACGAAATCCCTTCCGCTCATGAATGAATTCGCTTTATTATTGAGCATCTCTAAAATAGGGTGTGATTCGATTTCAAGCATTCTTCCGCTTCTGCCTTTACGATACAACAACCAAGGAACTGATGATGTCGCCGAGCTGATCTGCATTACGCAAGAATAAACCCATACAACTTTGTTATATGCTTCCGTAATGAACTGTTTATCTTTTTGTGTTGTCCAATAAGGCTGATTATAGTTTCCTTCGCTGACATATTGATATTTCTGCTTCCTCAAGAATCTATCCCAAAATGCCATGTGATCACTCCTAAAATAATATTGCTTTATCTGCAAAGAATTCTTCGATGGCATATCTTAACGCATCTATCAAATGATTATCTCTATCTACAGGTTGATTAATGTAGAACCCATTTCTATCCATTTTATATTGATATATTTCAATTTCTTTCTTAAAATGAATACATTTAGGATGTATAACTATTTTTTGTTTTTTAAGCCATTCAATACCTTGATTTACTGAATTTTTTCCCTTAATTGCCGCTTTTGCTTTTATTCCTAATGCTTGTAATTCCCTTATGCTTTTGGGGTCGGCGCTGTCGCATGTGATGTATTCATTGCCGATTATCTCCCTTATTCTTTCCGCTAACATGTCATTAGTCATTTCTAATTCTGCAAACTCATCTATAATATAAATTATTTTATTGTTTTTGTCATAATGTATCCTTATCAATGCGGAAGGGTCTGTTGCAAATCCAAAATCTAGCCCATTAAAATAATTATCGAATGTTGAATAGTCGAATTGTTCAACGACATAATTTTTAAATATTGTTCTTCCTAATACGCCCCAATTACCCAAAGTATAAACGTTATAAAAATATTCGTCTTTTTCGTTTTCCATGTTATAAATATCTTGTTCTGTTAAGAACTTATTATCTTTATAAGTAGTTTTCAAGATCATCATATCAAAATTTTTGAGAAATGTCCCTTCAAATGTCTGAAAATACTCTTTAAATAACCAATGTGTTTGATAAATAGGATTAAATGACATTGTTAATCTTTTAATTAATTTTGATTCCCCACGTAAACGTTTTTTAAGCTGTTGAACATCTTCATATTCGACTTCTGTAGCCTCTTCAATCCAAATGTCAGTAATCACGCCACGACTAGGTGTAATTGATTTTATCTTTTCTACATCATCTAGTCCTGCGGTTAATATTTGACAACCATTTGTGCATGTCAATGAATTATCTGTTTTGTTTAATTCAAACAAATTATTCATTTTTAAGCTGTCAATTGCTTTCATCAATTCATTTATTACACTTCTTTTTATTGTTCGTGCCGTCTTTCTGCATATTAAATAATTCCTTTTATTGCTGATCACGTCAATTATTGTTCTTTGAGCCAAAAAATAACTTTTTCCGCTTGCTGAACCACCAAAGAATATTTGTAACGGGGTCTGATCATCAATATAAGGTAAATATGATTTATTAAACTTTTTACTGCTAATATGATATTCAATCATCGGTTATCCGTACCTTTATTATGTTATCTCCTGTATGTTCAATTTCTTGCTTCGCACTCCATCGCTGTTTGTGTTTACGCTCTAAATACCATGCGCTTGCTTGCCATGTTCCGTCTTGTGCTGTTTTAAGTATGTTCTGTAGATGTCGCATTTCTGCAACGGCTTCTGATTCTTTTATCGCCTTGTGAAACTTGGTATAGATTGTATTCTTTCCTTCTTCTTCTTCTTTCTTTGCTCTTTTAATCCAATCATAAAAAGTTGATTCATTGATATTGAGATAATTGCAAACAACATTGACATAATTTCCTTGACTTATATAATTTTTGAATTTCTCAATCATTTCTTCATTCAATTTCGAATGCATATGATCACCTTTATTTGCTTTTTATTTTGAGTGACGCATATAAGAAAGGTGTTCCCATAATAGTGATTATAAACTTCAATACGAATGTGCTAACCCATATCGATATTAATACATCATTCGGAAATACACCTATAAATGCTACTGCTGTAAATATTGTTGTGTCTATTGACTGCGAAATTAATGTTGAAATATTTGTACTTACCCAAGGCTTTTTGAATCTATTCTTAAGAAGATCATATAAATAAGTGTCAATTATTTGAGATATTATATAAGCTGTTAGACTAGCAATTGCGATTCTAGGCAATATTGAGAATAATGCTTCAAGATGTGGGCTTGCGAAATCGCTTGCATGTGGAATATACATCAAGTTAACTTGCATAATTAACGTAAACGCAATTAATGATACGAACCCTATAATGACTGCTTTTTGTCCTTCTTTTCTTCCGTATTTTTCGCCTAGTATGTCTGTAGCTAGGAATATACTCCCATACATAACGTTTCCTAGTGTTGTGATCATCCCGAATAATTCGATTGTTTTGAGTACTTCAATGTTACATATGATTGTTGATATTCCGACCCAAGCAAATAACCCTGTTTTTCCGAACATTCTGTAAAATACTAACATCAAGCTAAAATTCAATAAAATTGTAATAAAAAATAATAAAGTGTTCATGACATCTTCTCCTTAGTTTTGAATGGGATTTTACGAACCATCATTTCATCAAATATTCTTTTTGCAACTTCATGCCTTCAAGATAATTATTATACATCAAATGCAAATGATTGTTTGTTTTTGATGTGTAATTTCGATTAAACTTCAACGTTTCCGCGTGATTGTACCCTCTGCCGAATATTCCACGTTGAACCCAAGAAGATGAATCAACATAGTCAAAAGGAACTGAACTCAATATGTCTTTACGTGTTATGCCTAATCCATGAATTTTACATCCGCAATAATGAGCATAATTAACGAATTTTATGAAATCTTTGTCTTTTATGTCTTGATTCTTGAATCCCGAAATTGAAACAACATTCTTTTCATGTATCGGGTTTTTGCACATTTCAATAAAGTCTTTGATTCCTCTATTTTTATGCCATACTTGAATGATCTTTTTGCTTTTTGACTGTAAAATTATTTTAAGTCGATTAACATAATTTAATGAATATCCTGCGGGGTCGATATCCATTTCGAAATATCCTAAAATCTTTTCATGATCATTATTTTTTATAAAATTAGCATATCTATTCGTATATGATTCCCAATCAACTTTTTTTCCTTTTTGAAATGTATGCGCTCCGCTGTCAATTAATACTTCTTGCGATTTATCTACTATTCGCTTCATGATGTCTACCTTTAAGTAATAATAACTCAATAGATTAAAATAATAAGCATCAATCCGCTGATCAATATATTGAAATCTTAACGACTGTTCAAGTGCTGACAGGAATATTTTCATTTGAATTTACTCTTTTTATCTTCATGTCC